CTAGCTCTGTTCAGTGACGCTTTCGATCAGGGTATGCATCAGCCGTTTAAGTTCTTCAGCCTGCGCTAGGGTGGTGCCAGTTTTAAGCACAAACGATAGTCGGTTGCTGGTAAGTGCCGTTTCGTCGCCTTGGTAGTCGTCCGCATAGATGCTGAACCTATCATCGCCGGGGTCGCCAACCTTGAAATGCGGAATAGTCCGTTTTACTGCCATCGCTACTTTCTCCTGAAACCGTAACAACTTAATCTCGCTTATCTTGAGCGGTTGAGCAACATATGCCCTGATTGCACGCGGCCCGTGGGCGCGAGTCGAGAATGGGACAGAGAATGTTTTTTACTAGACTTGGCACAATCGCCGCTTGGCTCGCGCTCGTCATGGCAGCGGGCCGGATTGGCATTTCAATCTACATTATCACCAGCATACCTAACGCCGCTGAGGCGCGGGCGTGGGCAGCCCGATACTTGGGGCAGTCGCCCGCGCAAGCTATCGATCAAGCCTTAGTAATCGCCGCCTGCGCTATTGCATTGGGCATCTTGGTTGAGATCAGCCGGGCAGTGCGCCGCTGATGAAAGACCATGCCGCTGATAAGCGCAGCCCGATCATTGGCTTAGCGCTGCTCCTGACCGCAATGTTTCTTACGTTGTTCCTCGTGCTGCTCAGCGTGGGCAGGCTACCCGAGGGGTGCGCACCCGGCTTATGGCTTGTGGATCGCTTAGTATGCCTTGAACCCAATGCTTTAGGTGACACGTTCGCTGGCGCTTTCGCACCAGTGGCGTTCGTCTGGCTTGTTGCCGCGGTGCTTTTGCAGCGAAACGAACTGGCGGCTCAACGGCAGGAATTGCGAGAAAGCCGGGCTGTCTCGACTCAACAAGTCGAAGAGGCGAGGCGAAATGTCGAACTGATATCTGTTCAGACGAAGATTCTAGAAGATCAAAGGAAGGCCTCTATCCAGAAAGATGCTGATGAAGACATCGTCGAGCTTGCTAGAGTAGCTGTTAAGATTTTTAACGAACTCGCAGATGGCTTTGTTGTTCACGATGGAATTCCAGTTGTAGACAACACAAAGCCTTGGCACGACCAGAAACAACCTGCGTTGCAATTATACGGAATTGCTCACGGTGATGCTATAAAGTGTGTTTCCGATATCAACATGCAAATTACAAATACACGAGCTGAATTGTCTAAACTTGTCCAAGAGGGGGCAAATATAAAATTTGCGAATATAGACAAATTGGTGCCCTTGTCGAACGTTCTCGCTGAACTTGATCTGGCTATTGCCGTAGCGTCTGCACCCATGCGCGCGGAAGTCGGAAATGCCTTCATAGGCGGTGCGGCAGGTGCAGCACTAGGTCTATATCGAACTCTCTTTGAACATGGCACCGACATGGATGCCGAGCTGATCGACGCAATAATGCGGCCTTGAAAAGATTCCTATTTAGGAATATTGTCTCTTCACATCCACGCTGTGAGCAGACTCGTTGCCATTTACCGACTTCCTCCCCGGCCTCTTCCGCAAAGCCGAACCTCAGCCTGCACCTGAGCCGGTGACACTCACCGATCCGCTGGCGTCTTGGCTCTTCGGCGCAGCGCCGACCTACACCGGCAAGTCCGTCACTGCCGTGAACGCCATGAGCGTTCCTGCCGTGTCGTCGGCAGTGGAGCTTATCGCGGAAGCCGTGGGCACTCTCCCCGCCAAGCTGTTCGTGCGTAATGCAGAGGGCAAGGAAGCCGACTCGGCTCACCCTGCCTTTCGCCTTGTGCACGATGAGGCCAATTACTGGACCAGCGCTGCTGAACTGCGCACCCAGCTCACCACGGACGCTCTCTTGCACGACAAGGGCGGTTTCGCCGTCGCCAATCGCCTGAGCGATGGTCGCGTTTTTGAGTTCAACCGTATCGACCCAGCTACCGTCACGCCGAAGGCCGATGAGACTACCGGGGAGCCGTTCTATCTGGTGAAGCAGGGCGGTACATCCAAGCGTTATGAATATCAGGACATGCTCCATATTCAGGCGTTTGGTGGCAAGGCACCCATCACACGCGCCCGGAACGCCATCGGCCTTGCGATGACACTTGAGGAACACGCCTCACGCCTTTTCGGCAATGGTGCGCGTCCAGGTGGAATTCTGTCATCCGAAAAGCCCATGAAGCCTGAGGCCGCTGCCGGTCTGCTGGAAATGTGGGCGCTCACTCATGGTGGCTCTGAGAATAGCGGCAAGCCTGCCATCCTCGCAGACGGTGTGAAGTGGCTTCAGACCGCCCTAACGTCCGTTGACGCGCAGTTTCTTGAACAGCGCCGCTATCAGGTCGAGGAAATCGCCCGCACGTTCCGAGTGCCGCCGACCATGCTCTTCGACCTCACGCGCGGCACTTGGTCCAATACCGAGGAAATGCGGCAAGGCTTCCTTGAGCAGACGCTGCGCCCATGGTTGGATGCTTGGGCTTGGTCTTATGCCCGCGTTTTGCTCACCCCGGAAGAGCGCACGACGCGATTTGTCGGCTTCATCACCGATGACCTGTTGACCGTTAACCCGACCGTCCGCACCGAAATCTACGGCAAGCTGGTTGCTATGCGCGCCATGACGCCGAATGAAGTGCGGGCCGGGCTGAACATGCCTGCGCTGCCGGGCGGCGATGAACTTGCAAACCCCTACACGACGACCGGCGCAACGGCGCCGGACGCCGATAACGACGACACCCCACCCACCTGCGAGAAAGACGCCGCCTGATGCACACCGCCTTCTTTGGCGACCGTGAACGCGATTTCGCGCTCACGTCGCCAGTGATTCATGAATTGCAGCGCACGACCGGCAAAGGCATCGGCGCAATCATCGATAGCCTGCGCCGCCTATCTTATGCCGAGATCACGGAGACGATCCGGCTTGGTCTTGTTGGTGCTGGCACCAAACCCGAAGAGGCTGCTGCGCTGGTGACAACCTACGTTCCGGCTCGCCCGCTCGCAGAAGCCAATATCCTCGCAATCGACATTCTCACTGACCTTTGGATCGGCCCTGAAGCCGAGACCGCCAATGCTGGTGCCGCGTGATGGATAAGCTCGAAATCAAGGCCGAAGTCAGCATCGATGATGTTGGGACGATCACCGGCATTGCATGGCCGTTCGGCTCAGCTGACAGCGTTGGCGATGTTATCGAGAAGGGCGCGTTCGCACTTCCGCCCGCGCTGCCTATCGTGATGGAACATGACCAGTCACAGGTTGTCGGCGTTTGGGAAAACGCTGCCGAAACGGACGTTGGCCTTGAGGTAAAAGGCCGTCTGTTTGTTGAGGGCATCGGCCCGGCCAAGAAGGCGCGCGACGACATGCGTAGCAAGCGCATCACCGGCCTCTCTATCGGCTTCAAAGGCGGCGCGTTTGAGCCCCTGCCAACAGGCGGGCGAAAGTTCAGCGCCCTAACCATCATCGAAATCTCTCTTTGTCGCCGTCCGGTTCACCCCGACGCGCGGATCACCTCTGTCAAATCCATCAATCAGGAAACCCCTATGGAAACCGCTACCGACGAAAATGCAGCCCTTGAACTGAAGGCTGTTAACGACAACTTCGCCAAGCTCACCGCCCGGCTGGACAAGGTTGAGGCCAAGGCCAATCGGCCTGCCGCTGCCAATGACAACGGCAATGTCCCGACAGAAGCTCTGAAGAGCTTTGGCAATTATCTGCGCCTTGGCCGAATGGATGCTGACACAATTGAGCGAAAGGCGCTTACCGTCGCCAATGATGCGCCGAACTATGTGCTAGCACCCAAGGAAGTGTCGGAAGAGTTCATCCGCAATCTCGTGGAATGGTCCCCTGTCCGCGCCATTGCTGACGTTCGCACCATTAACACTCATGCGATTTTGCTTCCCAAGCGCACCGGCATCACCAATGCCAAGTGGACCGGGGAAGCCGTTGCAGCCGAAGCATCTCAGCCAACCTTCGGCCAGATGGAAATCGCCGTAAAGGAGCTGACGACCTTTGTGGACCTCTCCAATTGGATGGTCGAAGACTCTGCCGAAGTTGCTGAGCGTGAAGTGCGTCTGGCGCTCGCAGAGGACTTCGCCAAGAAGGAAGTGACTGGTTTCGTAAACGGCACCGCCGCAGCCGAAGTTAAGGGCTTCATGGCTGATGCTGGCATTGCCGCTTACGTAAATGGTCATGCCACGCTCATTTCCGCTGATGCGCTCATCTCCATGCTTTACAGTGTGCCCGGCGCTTTCCGCAGCCGCGGCACTTGGGCTATGAACGGCAACACCCTCGCTGCCGTCCGCAAGCTCAAGGACGGGCAGGGTAATTACCTCTGGCAGCCGTCCTATCAGGCAGGCCAGCCAGAAACGATCCTTGGCCGTCCGGTTGTTGAAATGCTCGACATGCCTGACATCGCCGCGAACACCTTCCCGATCGCTTTTGGCGACTTCAAGGCCGGCTATCGCATCTATGATCGCTTGGACCTCTCTGTTCTGTCCAACCCGTTCACCCTCGCCACTGAAGGTCAGACGCGTTTCCATGCCCGTCGCCGTGTGGGTGCTGGCGTCGTCCGTCCTGAAGCTTTCCGCAAGCTGAAGATGGCGACTGCATAATCGTGTTGGGCGCGGACGGCATTTATGTCGAACTGGCAGGCGAGGCTTATGAGCTTCGCCCGTCTCTTCGCGCCTGCACTCGCCTTGTGCATCGGCATCAGTGGGCAGGACTGCTTGCCGGTGTGCAAGGCTTCGACATCACCATAATCGCAGACATGCTGCGCGAAACCGGGATCAAGCCAGTCCTTTTGGTTGAAGAGATCGCCACTAGTGGCCTTGGCGCTGTCCGAAATCGGTTCACCGGCCCGCTGGCAGAATTCGTCCTGGCTATCGCGGGTATTGATCCCGACAACACCACGCCGATTAAGCCATCATCCGGCACGCCCATTACCCCCGACGAATATCACAGTCAGCTTTTCCAGATCGCAACCGGCTGGCTTGGCTGGACGCCAGATCACGCTTGGTCGGCAACGCCAGCCGAAATCCTCGCCGCACAGACTGGGCACATCGCCTATCTGCAAATGACCGGCGTTCTCGTGCCTGCCGATGGCACCAACAAGCCAAACACCTACACCCCGGAACGGCTCAAGCAGATCGAAGAGGCAGGGAATGACCCGGCCTTTGATCGCCAAGGGCTTGCCGCTCTGAAAGCAAAGATCGCCTAGACCATGCCTATCGCCCCACCACGCCTTTGCAGTTGCGGCAACATTGTCCCATCCGGTGAGCGCTGTGCTTGCCAGATTGCTGGCGACCGCGCCCGCAAGGCACGCCATGACCGCAACCGCCCATCATCGCGCGAGCGTGGCTATAACCATTTATGGCGCAAGGCCCGCGAAGACTATCTCGCCACGCATCCGCACTGCAATCATCCCGGCTGCTATGTCGCTGCCAGCCATGTTGACCACATCATCCCGCACCGTGGCGATGATCGCCTGTTCTGGGATCGCAGCAATTGGCAGGGCCTTTGCGCCCATCACCACAACAGCACCAAGCAGCGCCTTGAACGGCAGGCGGTGCAGCCGTGAGCATTAGTGCACGATTATCGGCGGTTTCGGTTGAGGGTTTTTCGCCCTTCTGCAGAGACAACTGGAATGCCAGCGAGAGAGCTTTCAATCAGCTTAAGCTCTCGCAGTCTCTTGAGGTGAGCAGGGCTGGCATTAATCAGCAGAGCGCCGCTCGCTACCAGCTTCAGCGTGGCAATCTCGTCTGCTGTCGGCTGGTCTTTGGCGCTTCCAAGCACAGGCTTATCTCCGGTGAGTCGTCTCATCAGCATTCTAACCCAACCGGCGTGGGGGTGGTCCAGAACTTACCGGCTCTTGAGGGGACCGGCGGGGGGAGGCACGCGCAAGATACAACGCAAATAGAGATTTTTCTGAATGACCGCACTGACTGACTTGAAGCAGCACCTTGAGCTGCTTGACGACACTGAGGATTCCCAGCTTTCGCGCATCATCGTCGTGGCGCTGGCGACCCTCGCCAATGACATTGGCGCTGAAACGACCGCAGAATATGAGAATTTGCCCGCGCCCTTGCAGCACGCCGTGCTGATGAAGGCCACGCATCTGTTCTGGAACCGCAACCCGGTTTTGGTGGACCATTCCATGGTTCGGCTGGCTATGGGCTATGACGACCTCATTGCACCCTACGTTCGGCAGGTGTGCTAATGGCCGATATTGCCGCTCAACTGCGCCGTTTAAAGGCCCGTTTTGATGCCGTTCCGGTGCGGGCGAAGGAAGCTGCACAAGTATCTTTGCAGAAGTCGGGCAATGAATTAGCCGACCTGATGCGGACGCTTGCCGAAAGCAGCCGTGACACCGGCGCACTTATCGACAGTATCGAGATGACGCCCGGCGATATGCACACGCCGCCGTTCAGCCAGCCCGGCGGCAGCACCGTTGTGCCGTCCAATGCCGTCATGGTGACGGCTGGTAATGAGGATGTGCGCTACCCGCATTTGGTCGAGCACGGCACCGGTGAAGCGCCAGCCCAGCCGTTTTTCTGGACTGCCTTCCGCATGTTGCGCAACCGGATCAAGAACCGGACCACGCGCGACATTCGCAAGGCCGTCCGCGAAGAGGGGAAGCGCTAATGGCCCCCGATATTGCACTGCAAATTGCCATCCATAATCGCCTAATCTCCGCACCGGCGCTCACTGCATTAGTGCTCGCCAACCATATCAAGGATTCTGGCACCCGACCCGATAACTTCCCGTGCATTCGGCTGGGCGATGCCCAGATCGTGCGGGAAGGTGAAACCCGCACGACCCGTTCGGTGCGCGTTTATATGGACTTGCATTGCTGGACCCATGAGGGCGACATGATGGACGCCCGCGCGATTGCCGATGAAGTGCGCAATGCCCTGTCCGGCGAGCTGGACGTGGCTGGGCACGACCTTTGGGGCAACTTCTGGGTTACGGGCTCCCGCACCCTGCGCGACCCGAAGGAATACGGGCACGTCATTGTGTCGGTCGAAGCTATGATGACCGAGGTGCGCCATGCTCACGGGTAATTTCCGGCACACCATCATCGTGCAGCGCGCTTCCGAAACCATTGCAGGGGGTGGCAAGCCGCTTGTTAGCTGGGCAGACATTCACACCCTGCGCGCCGAGCTGATGAGCAGTGAGGCCGTCGAGGCCAATGCCGACAACGGCCAGCGCGAAACCACGACCATCGTTTTCCGAACCCACTTCCGGCCCGGCATCACGACTGCCGACCGCGTGATCCATGCCGGGCATGCGCTTAATATCGTCAAGCTGCTATCCGTCGCTGATGGCCGTGGCCTTGAGCTGCATTGCGAGGTGGTGAAGTGAGAGGACGCAAGCCCAGCACCATCGTGAGCGGCAGTAGTCCGGTAACGGACGTGCCGCGCCCGCCCAGCTATATGAGTAGGGACGCCAAGGCAGAATGGAAGCGCGTTGCGCCTATTCTGATTGTTGAGCGCAAGACGCTCACCGAAGCTGATCTAGCCACGCTTGAAAACTACTGCATCGCTACCGGCACCATGAGGGAAGCGCATCGGATTTTGACGCGTGAAGGTTTGGTAACGGCAGCGGGCAAGAAGCATCCTGCCCATGGTATTTTGAACAATGCCCAGACCATTCACCGGCTTTGTGCCGGAGTGCTTGGCCTGACGCCGGTTGATCGTTCGCGCCCTGCAATGCGCGATGAAGGCGACGATGAAGAGGCCAGTGCAATCTTTGGCTGATCCGCACCCGCACTGGCTTTTTGATAACAGCGATATTCCCGATCCGCTTGGTTACGGCCAGCGGGCGGTGGATTTCGTGCTGGCGCATTACCACCCGAAGTCTAGCCATCCCCGGCGCAAGTTCCAGCTTTCCCGGTGGCTAGAGCGGCTTATCAGGGGAATTTATGGGCCGCGCGACGCTAACGGCAATCGCATCATCAAGCGCGTTGTGATCATGCTTCCGCGTGGTGCACGCAAGACCTCGCTGGGCGCAATCCTTGCCCTGTTGCACCTCTATGGGCCGGAGGGCGTCAACAATGGGCAGGTAATCCTTGCTGCCTATGACCGTGACCAAGCCCGCATCGCTTATGAAGAAGCGCTTGGCATCATCTTGCAAACGCCGGTGGTGAAGAAGCGGACCCGCGTTCGCGACTCCCGGCATATCATCAAGCACCCGGCATCCGGTTCGATCCTCAAGGCCGTTTCCAGCGATGCTAATGCCCAGAACGGGCGCACGCCCAATTTCGTGCTGATCGACGAAATCCATGCGTGGAAGAAGCCGGACCTCTACAAGGTTTTGCGCTCTGGCCTCTCAAAAACCGCTGGCACCCTTGAAGTCGTCATTTCTCAGGCTGGGCGCGGGCAGGGCAATATCGCCTTTGAGGTTTTCGGCTATGCGCGCCGTGTTGCCACTGGCGAAGTTGCCGACCCCGGCACGTTGCCAATCCTGCTTGAAACCGCTGGCGATGCCGACTGGCGCGATGAGGCCAATTGGCACCGGGTTAACCCCGGCCTTGCCGAGGGCTTCCCAGATATAGATGCGCTTCGGCAGGAAGCCCGCGAGGCCGAACATAACCCGGTGCTGCGCGACACCTTCAAGAATGACCATCTGAATATGTGGCTGGGCCATTCGCGCTCGCCGCTTTTCGACATGGCGACTTTCGATCTAGGTAAGTTCGACATCGACTTTGCCGAATTGAAAGACCTGCCGTGTTTCCTTGGCGTGGACCTTTCCCGGACTGGCGACCTTTCCGCTATCGTGACCGCGTGGTTGCATGATGACGGCAATGTCACCGTGCGCCCAACCTTCTTCCTTCCCGAAGAGGATTTGCAGGCCCGCGCCGACCGTGACCAAGCCCCTTACGGACGTTGGGCCGATGAACATCTGCTCAATGTCGTGCCCGGCCCGGTGATTGAAGACACACACGTCGAGGCCGAAATCCGCAACATCGTCGCGGCTAATGACAATGTCATGGAAGTCGCAATTGACCCGCACATGGCTGGACCGATGCTTCGCCGACTTGTTGCCGATGGCATCCCTGCTTTCAGCCTTAAGCAGTCGCCTTTGCTGATGGGGATTGCCGCTGCCGACCTTTCCCGGACCGTGAGCGCCCGCCGCATCCGGCACGATGGGCATCCGATCCTCCGCGCCCATCTGGATCATGTCATGACCCGCTTCGGCACGACCGGCCTGCCGTTCATGCAGAAGGACAAGGAAACCGACCGCATCGATGGTGCGATTGCCGCTGCCATGGCCGTTTCCCGCGCCGTCGCTAATGACAATGCCGGGCCTCAATACACCGACGAATTGCTTGAACTTTACCGATAGGACTACACCATGGCTGATGCCGATCTAGTTGTTTTGCTTGAGGCGCGGCATACGGCCTTTGAACGCCAGATGAAGCAGGCGTATGCAACCGCCGAACGCAACTTCCGCCGAATTGACCAGCGAGCGAAGCAGTCCGCATCCACCATCGAGCGCCATTTTGCTGGTGTTGGTCGCGGTATCGTAGCCGGGCTTGCCAGTGGGCTTTCGGTGCGCGCCGCGCAACAGCTCATTGATAGCAGCATCCGCATCACCAATTCGCTCAAGGTCGCTGGCCTTGCTGGGCGGGATTTGGATAAGGTCTACAAGAGCTTGTTCGCGTCCGCGCAGCGGAACGCCGCACCGCTGGAATCTCTTGCTCAGCTCTATTCCAGCGTCTCGCTCGCGCAGGACGATCTAGGCGCATCCAGCGATGACATGCTGAGCTTCACCGACAACGTAGCGATGGCGCTGCGTGTCGCTGGCGCTGATGCTCAATCTGCTTCCGGCGCGCTGATGCAGCTTAGTCAGGCAATGGGCGGCGGGGTGGTCCGCGCCGAAGAATTCAATTCGATCCTTGAGGGCGCGCGCCCGATCGCTCAGGCTGCTGCCGCTGGACTTGCCGAGGCCGGTGGTTCGGTGTCGAAGCTCCGCGCGCTTGTGGTGGATGGCAAGGTTTCAAGCGAAGCGTTTTTCCGCGCCTTTGAAGCCGGTTCGGTTACGTTGCGGGATAAGATTGCCGGTGCTGAAACAACGGTATCGAGCAGCTTTGTCAGGCTGCAAAACGTGCTTACTGATGCCGCTGGCAAGTTCAACGAAACTTCTAGCGCTGGGCAGCGGTTTGCCAGCTTCCTCGATACGCTGGGCACCAGCATCACCAATCTGGTCAACTCGCCAGCTTTCGATAACGCGCTCAACGACCTTGGCGATGCGATGCAGCAGACCTTCGCCCGCGACTTGGCGGACATTCAAAAGGTCATCGATACGGTAGAGGGTCTAGCGGCCAAGTTTGACCGCTTCGGCGCTTCCGTCACCGATGCGGAGCTTGAGCTTGCCGCTGCCGAGCAGGCCATAGTCAACCTGGCTCAAAACACCAAAGGTCGATTTGGCGAGGTAGATGCCGCTTTTCAGGATTTGGTGCAGCAGCTCTTGGAAGGAAAGGGCACTGCTGAAAGCGCAGCGGAAGCCATCACCGCACTTGGGGAGGCCAATCCAGACTTTAGCGGATTGCAGGGCAGTATCTCTGGTGTGATCCAGAGCTTTATTGCCATGCGTGACGCTGCCGTAGCGGCGCATTCCGCTGCCGCCAATACCAGCGACCTTGGCGCTGGCATGCCAAGTTGGGATGAGTTTTCTGCTGAGTTTGGACCGCCCACCGCGCCGGTTAAGCCGGTGACGCTTGCTGACTATCCAGTCACGCCGACCCCTTCAGGTGGAAGCAGTGGTGCTGGTGGCGGGCGTTCTGGCGGCGCATCTAGCGCACGGAGCGAGGCCGATGCCGTTCGCGAACTGATCACCGAGCTCGAAAATGAGCTGCGAGTGATCGGCATGAGCGAAGTTGAAAAGCGCATAGACGCCGAAGTGCGTCGGGCTGGCACCAGCGCTACCGAAGCGCAGAAGCAATCTATTCGGGGCCTTGTTACCGAGATCGACGCTCAAAACGCCGCTTTGCAACGCACTCAGGGTGCCATGGAGGGTGCAAAGGGTCTCGCCAAAGACTTCCTTGGCGGTCTGATGTCCGATCTAATGAACGGCACCGACGCCGCGACAGCACTGGGAAATGCTTTCAGCAATCTTGCGGCAAAGCTTATGGACATGGCGCTCAACAGCGTGATCGAAAGCCTTTTCGCCAACATGATGGGCGGGGCTGCTGGCGCGGGCGGCGGATTGCTGGGCGGTCTCTTCGGCTTCAGCCAAGGCGGTGTCGTCGAAGCGGCCACAGGTGGTCATATCCGTGGCCCAGGTACAGGCACCAGCGATAGCATTCCGGCGAAATTGTCGGACGGCGAATTCGTCATCAACGCGGCCCAGACCGCCAAGCATCTGGACCTGTTGCACGCCATCAATCGCGGTGAAGTTGCCGCGTTTGCGAAGGGCGGTTTCGTCGGTGGAGGGCCTGCCGTGCGCGCCGCGAATGACAACATCCCCAGCGCCAATGACAATGGCCCGACGTCCTTCACAGTCACGAACAACATCAAGGTCGAGGGCAGCGCAGGCACCCCGGAGCAGAACGCGGACTTGTCGAAACAGATGGCACGGCAGCTTGAGGCTACGATGCGCGGAGTAGTGGCCTCTGAATTGCACAAGCAGACGAGGCAAGGGAATATCCTCAACACCCGAAGCAGATGACTCCACAAATCCACAGCGGTGACTCAGGGTGGCAGGAGTGCGCGGTCCGAAGGGGTGTGCCGCGCCCGGAAGGTTTCGCCTGTCAGTGATTCTCTAAAGCAATTTGCAGAAACGCGCTTGCCGGAACCTGATAACCTCTTCGGAAAGCGGTGCAGTACCTAGTCGCGATCCGCAGGATCGCGGCAAGGCCCGGAGGGCCGCGCAGTGAGGGCCGAAGGCCCGAGTGCGTCCGCAGAGAATTCCGTCAGCAAAATGGCGGACTCTTATAGTCTATTGTCTCTTACTATTATTATAACCTACATACGTGCAAAAATGCTGACGGAATTTTTGTCCGCCATTTTGCTGACGGAGGACGCTATATCTCGCGCTTGGAAACCTCATTCTAACCAAAATGCTGACGGAAAGTGCGAGAATGCAGTCCTTTCGGTCGCCTTGATTAAATACATGGTAACATGTACGATGCTGACGGAATTTGAAACGGATATGCCCTTATGCCCAAGCACATAGTTATTCCCGACGAGCGGGAAGCCCAGCTCCGAAAGATCATGAAAGACCACAATTTGCCTTCCGTCGCGGATGCCGTCGCCCTGCTCATCGGATGGGCGGTAGAGGGTGGACACGTTGCTCCCGGCGTGCCGGGGATCGAGGTGAGCCGTAAAGCGAATCTAGTCACCGTGGACTTCGGAGATTTCCAGCGCGTGATGAGCGTGGAGTTGGCGCAAGCGTATGCAATCTGCCTCCGCTGGTTCGCCAGCCCGAAAGGCGAGAACATTGGGCTAGCAGCGCGGCACGTCTCGGAAATGTTCAGCGGTGCTCATGTCGTGGGCTTGAGCCGTCGCGGGCCGTCCGTGAAGGTCAAGGGAGAGAACGGCGTCGAGCGGACGTTGGCTTTTTCGGTTGCGCGTGATTTGGCCGAACTAATCCAAAAAGCTGCTGCATAACAAACAACCCCGATGCAGGAACACCGGGGTTGTTTCAATCCATAATCGGCGAAATTTTGGAGTAGCTGAATTCTATGACAATCGAAGAAGATCGTCAACATATATTGAACATACGCCCTTCTCGCGAAAAGACTTTCGCCGAGTTAGACGCTTTGCGCGATGATCCCGTAAAGCCGCAAGCTTCTACTCACAAGCCTGTTGGGAGTGAAGAGGCGCTCCCTAAACTTACTGAGGCCGAATTGGAGTTTATCCGGCTCGCTGAGCTTGCTGAAGCGGCGAGGAACTGGATTGACGACGCCAAGGAAAACAAGACCCGTTACAACCAAAATAAGCGGGAGTGGCAAAAGACCGATCGGTGGCGGGCTGAAGAGAATGAGGCGTACAATCTCAAGCGCAAGGAAGAGCGCCAAGAGGCAGCGCGTCTGGCGGGCACAACCGTGCGATCCTATACCAAAGCCACTTCGGAAAGCCGAAAGTTGCAGAATAAGCTTGCTCAGCAAGAAAGGCGGAAAAACCTAACTGAAGGGCAAAGAGAAGAAATACGAAGGAAAGATCGCGAAAGAAAGCTTCGAAATAAGTAAATACTTACTTGTTAGCTTTCGGAGGTTCTGGGTGCTAGTGATTTGGCCTCACCGATTTGGGGCGAAAATTGCACACCGACCATTTTGTTTCCGACAACGACTGGCTTGCTCTCGCTGAGTTTATTGCTGCCAAGCCGTCACTTTGCACTGCGCTTGGTATCTGCGACGACGAGCATAGTAGCGCGCCTGGCGTGGATCAGATGCTTGAAGGGCTGGGCAAGCTCTGCGTCTGGCCTGAGCGCTTCCGGGCAGATTTTGAGGCGGACGCAGCCTAATTGCGCTCTCGCCCTAAATCGTGCGCATCCCGCACACTTGCTGCCTATAACGTAATTGAGACGGCACTGTAGGGGTGCGCTCATAACCTTCCACTGCGCCCATGGGCGCACGTTGGCGAAGCTATGACCAATAGCATTAGGCGAGGCCTAAGGGCCTCGCCACTCCCACGCATTCACCACAAGCACCAGCAATAGGAGCCACAACATGGCTGAATCCACCCATGCGGCAATCCCCGACGACTTCACTAGCAGCCGCCGTAACCAGCGCGAGCAGGCAAATGCGCTGCGGGTGAAGCATGAAAGCGAATTGACCGAGTGCATCGAGGCGGAAGAGTCTTACCGCGTTGGAGGTGTTTCGCGCGAAGGCTTCGTGGATACCCTCGAAAAGTCGATCAGTGACCGGCCTGATCTTGCCGATGCTATCCGTACCATCTGGGCAACGGCTTGGCACGATGACAGGGCCGAAGCGTTTTAGCGCCGCCCTAAATTAGGTAGTCCGAAACACCTGCGCCGCCCGACCTAAGTGGCTTGACGTCGCTTTGGCCTCAACGGGACCACAGGCTATTGAACTTACTTATCCCCGCCGCCGTTCAGTAGGCGCATATAAACTATGCGTGTCATTAGGTGGCGTGTAGACCATTTGGTGAACATATTGTGTGCGTGTATAAACGCGCGTAAATTTGAGTCGGCGCTTCTTGGGAGGGCCGGTGTTTACGCGCCGGTAAGGAGCATGGCTATGTTGGATGAGGGAATTATTGCGGAGGTGCCTGCGCGCCCTCGCTATAAGCTCGCCCAGGCGCGAGCTGATGCACTCACTGTCCGTTATTCTACACCACCTATTCCCGTCCTGGAGATTGCCGAGCAGACCGGCGTAAATGTGGTCTTTTCCGATTTCGGAAAGCATTCAGATACTGTAGCGGGTTTTTGCGACTTTGAAGCGCGTAGGCTTTACGTAAACGCGAAGGACATTCGCACGCGCCAGCTATTTACGATGGCGCACGAGCTAGGTCATTGGGTGATGCACCGTGAAGTGTTTTTGCGTGATCCTAGCCGGTATCCTGTCTTGCCACGCTTTCAGTCGGTAGAGGCGTCCAATATTTTTGAGCGCGAAGCAAATTGCTTTGCCGCAAATTTGCTGGTGCCAAAACGGCTTCTCGACCCCGTTCGTAATTCTCCAGTTTCGACGCTAGCCGAAGTTTTCGGCGTGTCTCGCGCCATGATGGAAAATCGCCTTAAGAATGGTTAAGGACGAGCCGCCTGAGGAGACGGAAGACGCGATAGAGCTGCCGTCAGTAGACGAGCTAAAGGAAGAGACTGCCGAAATTGAGGACGACGCCTTACAGGCGTCGTTTGAGGATGATTTTTGGCGTCACTCGACCGATCAGGAGATGAACTATGTTCGTCTGCGCGCCCTTCAGGATCATTACAAGCACAAGGGCAGGTGGTCCAACTTCCTCATGTTTGTAATGTTCTTGATGGTTGCTTTCCAGTCGGTCTTGCTCGGGTTGGTCGGGGGCAAAGTCTGGGACTTCACAGACTACGAATGGCTGTTGCCTGTCCTACTTGCACAAAACTTGGCGCAGATCGTCGGTCTGGCGGTGTTCGTTGTGAAGGCGCTGTTCAAGGATATGAAGTAGGGGCAGGCTAGTTATAGGTTGCTGCCTCAATCAGCTCCACACGCTGCTGCAACGTCCCCTGCGGCAACGCGCCGTAGTGAAGTGTCTGACCTGCGTCACCCGACTGATGCCCCATCAGGAAGCTGAAATCGTCATTCATGAAACCTGCCCTGCGCATCGCATCGGCCCAGCCATGGCGGAAGCTATACAAGGTGAGCCCGCGCCCGTCCTTCAAGCCCAGCTTCCCAAGGTAAATGCCAAACTTCTTCTCGAACTTGGCAGCGATCTGGCCGCGCTCATTGCGCTCTGCTTCCGGGAACACACGGCGCTCGCCTGCATTCCGCGCGCGCTCCACATGCTCAATAAATCCCATTTCGATCAGATTGGAATGCACGGGCACAACGCGAACTGAGCCCTTGGTCTTGAGGCTCTTTTCTTCGTCGCCTTCGTCGGTGAAGTGCATCACCCATACGCCGTGCATCTGGCGAACGTCATCCACCAAGAGCTGGGCAATCTCACCGGGCCGCGCGCCCGAATACATCATCACGTGCGGGAGCCAATAGCGGTGATCCCTGATCTTGTGGGCACCGACCTCATGCCACTTCATATCGCTCTTGCAGCTATGGAAGAGAGGAGAGGCGAACAGCACCTTGCGCTCTTCGTCAGTGAAGGGGCGCACATTGGTCTTGGTCTTGTCCACCAACAGATACATGTCAGAGAAAGGGTTGGTCGGAATGTAGTCGTGCGCTGCCAGCCAGTTACAGAAGCCCCCGAAACCTGCCATGTAGCTGTTGACCGTCTTGGGGGAGATGCATGCGATAGGCTTAGGTAGGCGCCCGTTAGCCTCAATGATTTCCTTGAAGCTCATGCCCTTGAAAATCGAGCGCTCCTTTGCGCGCAGTGGGTAGCGCATAAGCAGGCCCTTCCACTCGCGCGCCGCCTTCTTGTCCAGCTTAGTGACAGGAAAGTCCGGCCCCATTAGCTCCACAAAAGTGCCGATGTCCTTCCGGGTATCGTCCATATTGGCCTTGGTGATGCGCTTGGGATTTTCCTTTGCGTAGCGCTCAAACAAATCCATCAGCCTTTCGCCGGGCTTGGCGACTTCCGCAGTCGCTGCAGGGCGCGTAACAATCGGATCAACGGGAAGACCACTGTAGTTGCCAGCGTCACGCTCACCGGCGCGCTGCGCCGCTTCGATTTGAGCCCGCATTAATCGGAAACATAGCTCCCGATATTGCCCGCTGCCTTTCTCAACCTTGAGCTGGTTCTTGGTGATGTAGGCGTCCGCTGCCCAATGCATCAGTACCGTCTCACCCAATCCTAAATGCTTGCGCAGCTCTGAAAGGTAGTGGTCCCGGATGAGGCTTGTTGCCCCTCGATTCAATCCCGGCACAATCCGATCGATCTCATCTTGCCGAAGTTCAGTGGCATAATGTTCCCACGTCGCGACGGCGAAATCTTCTTCGGTAATGTCCCGCTGGCGTCTCAGGCGGGCAAACTGATCCTGCCAGTCAGCTAGCACGGTGAGCTTGCGGACATTCGCGGTTCTTCGGTCTGTGGTGTTAAGTGACCGCAGCATCTCGCGCGTGCGCAATGTGGCTTGCAGGTCGGTCGGGACGACTTGGCGGGCATAGTAGATTGCACCGCGGCGTTTGAGGTTTGAGCCTGTAGGCAT